TTGACACAAGTCAAGGTATCATGGGTGGTAAATCTGTAAAAGAATTAATGGACTCTGGTCAAGTTAGTAAAGGTGCACGTGGCATGAAGAAAAGTAAAAAAGTTCAAGACCGAGAAATGTTTAAAGCTGCAAATGAAAGACTTAAAACTGATGCAGAAATTAAAGCAGAAATAGAAGCAGGAAATAAAAAAGGTATTGCAGGTATAAAAAACAAAAGACAACTAACAGAAGATGAATATCAAGACTTTTTAGATGAAGTTGGAGGTGCTGATCAATTAGAAGCTTATGACTTTGATGGAACAGTAGGAGATGCTAAAAGAATTGTAAAAGAACAAAAAGATTACATGTCTCAAATGGAAATGGAATTTAGAAAAGGTAAACTAGATCCAGAACCAGGTTCAAGAACTCCACAAAGAAAAAGATTTTTACAAAAAAAACTTGAAGAAGCAGAAGCAAGTGGTGATGCAAGATTGTTATCAAGAGAAGAACGAGAAGAGTTATTTGATTTAGATGACATTCCTGAATATGCAACAGGTGGAATAGCAAGAGCAAACTTTGTAGGTGGTGGAATGGGCCGTAGAGGATTTTTAAAAATGCTAGCAGGACTAGGTGGTGGTATCGCTGCAGCTAAAACAGGTTTACTAAAATTAGCTGGTAAAGAACCAGCTAAACAAGTTGCAAAAGAAGTTGTACAAAAATCAACAACCACACCTCCTCCATATTTCTTTAAGCTTGCAGAAAAAATTAAAATGATGGGTGATGATGCAACAGCTACAACAGATAGAACTATTGCAAAAACATTAAAATCTAAAGATGGTAAATCAACCTATGTATTAGAAGAAGATGTAGCTACAGGAGATACAATTATTAAAAAGGTTAATAAAGAAGGTGATGAAATGATGACTGATGTAGAAATCATGGAACTTAAAAAAGGTGAAGTTGTAATGGGTAAAGATGGTAGACCAGTTAAAGTGCCTGATGAGTATGAAGAAGTTACAGAAGTTAATGCTAGAATTGAAGGAGATGTATTTAATGATCCTTACTATTCAGATGGAATTAAAATTGATGAGATCATGAAAGAAGTTGGTGAGCAAGCTCCATCAATCAAAAAAGCATCAGGCGGTATCGCTCGAATGTTAGGAGAGTAAATGGATCTCTTTAAAAGAATACAAGACCTAAGTGCCATCTACGATGACGATGGTCCAAGCTCCACGGTCCTTGAATCAAGACCTATGTTCAATGATGGTGGCATGTTAGTACAGCCCAGTGACGATGGATCACGGCCCGGGTATAAGGGAGAAACAGAAAAAGAAACATTAAAAAATTTTATAGATAATTATAAGAAAAAAAATAAAACAAACACAATTGATACAACTATTCTTGCTAGAAAAGTAGAAGATTTATTTAAAGTAGAAAACGGTCCTAAAAAACTAGCCTCACTAAGAAAACATAATCCAGATATTTTTAAAGAAACAAAAATAGTTTATGGTATTAAAGGTCAAGGTCCTTGGAACGACGCTTGGAAAAATAATCCTGAGTTTAGAAAATTTTTTAAAGAAAAAAATCCAGGCGTTAAATGGGAAGACTTAACCACAGATCAAAGATTTTTAAAATCTGGTGCATGGAAAGCTTTTAATACCAAACAAAATATTTCTAAAAATGTACCTAAAAATTTTATAAGAGCTGAAGAATTTGCAGAAAAAATAGGTGTTAAACCTTCTTACATAAAAAGCGTAAGGGGTTCTTCAAGATACAATAATTTAAATAAAAAATTAGAAAATGTTATTTCTCCCAAAAAATACAATCGTATTATTTATTTTCCAAATCCTTCTAAGGAACAAATAAAAAAATATAAAAATATAATAAATAATTTTAGAGATGAAGGTTTAGAATCAATGAAAACTAAAAAAAGATTAAGTTCTATAGAACCTATTAAAGCATTGCATAAAGAATTAATGATTGACCCTGATGCAACACCAAGAGAATTAGCAGAAGCTATTTATGGTAAATCAGATTCAAAAACTTTACAGTTTATAGGTAATGATGCTTCCAAATATACTGAGTTTTTAACAGGAAATAGAAATGTTCCGGGAATAAAAAATCCTTCTATTGAAAAAACTGAAGACATTTTAGGAAATATTTTAAATAGAGGAGGGTTTTTTAATTTTGGAAATGCAGAAAGAAGAAATTCTATGTTAATGGAAAGAGATAGAATTTTAGGAACTAAAGGACCAAAACTAGCAACTCTTAGAAAAAAATTAATTAGTTCAGATAAACAATTAGACGAGGCTATGGGTCTTGCCTCAACATATGAAAGAGCGCCCGGTTACACAGAGTTAGCTCAAAAAATAGACCCTAAAATTAATTTATTAAAAGGAAATACTGTAGATAGAGATTTTTCTATTTTATTTGAAAAAGTTTTAAATAAAAAAGAAGGCGCAGGAAGTTATAGAGGACAACCCTATAAAAATTTAAAAGGACATATAAATTTGTTTAATAAGTTTTCAAAAGATTTTCAAAAAAATTATAAAGTAGATACTCCAATTATAGAGTATAAACCCGGAGAAAAACTAAACGCATCTAAACTAATAAAAAACTTTGATAAATTAAGTCCAGAAGCTAAAGTTAATATATCTGATTTAGCTAAACAAGGAATTGTTTTAAAATCAAAAGCAATGCCTATGGGTGCTATGGTAGATAATTTAACTAAACCAGATCTTACACGATTAGCTGTAATAGGTTGTGGACGTAAAGCTGCTTTTGATGGTGGAAGAATAAATTTTAATGAAGGACAAAATTTAACAGCATGTGCCACAAAAGGTATAGAAAAATTAAAAGGAGATCCAGGTAAACTAACACCAGGTGATCAAGCAAATGTAAGAGCACTTGCAAAATCAGGTAAAGCTGTAAAATTTTTAAAAGGAGTATTAGGACCAGGAGCAATTCTAGGTGAAGTTATATTTGAAGGTGGTGCTGCTGCAAATAAATTTATGGATCAAGGTATGCCTATCAAACAAGCATTGGGTGAGTCTTATATAAATAAATATTTACTTGGTCCAAAAACACAAATAGATGTCGAAGCTGAACGTGCAAAAGAGATGTCTAGAGGTGAAGAATATGCAATGGCAGAACGTGGTAGAAGAATGGCACCGTTTATGCCTCAAAGTGCAACGGCCGATGCGCAAAGATTAAAAAAAAGAGAACAGGAAATGGAGCAGGCTTTCCCAACTATGTCTGTACCAGATATAAATTTAGCATTAGAAAATGTTGGTTTAACTCAACAAGAAACAGGCATGACTTTTCCAGAATTACAAGACTACATTAAAAGAGAATCTCAAATGCAAGCAATAGCAGATGCAGGTGGGGTTGCAAATATGGCAGGCGGTGGTATTGCTAAAATGGCAGGTGATAGATCAGGTGCAATGACAAGATCTATGAACCCTGATTCACAGGGCTTGTCTTATTTATTTAATCGTGTTAAGAAGGTACAGGAGTAATATATGGCAGATATAGATAAAGGACTCCCTAACACTAGAACTAAACTTGAGATTCCTTCAGATGAAGAGATGCAAGAAGAAGTCAGTGTTCAGGAGATAGAAGAATCACAAAAAGGACCCATTGAAGTTTTACCAGAAGAAGATGGTGGAGCTACAATTGATTTTGATCCAAGTGCAGTTAATGTATCAGGAACACAAAATCATTTTGATAACTTAGCAGATATTTTACCTGAAGAAAATTTAGATCCAATCGGAAATGAGATGGTTCAAAACTACATGGATTATAAATCTTCTAGAAAAGAATGGGAGAGTGCATACACAACAGGACTAGATCTTTTAGGTTTTAAATACGAAAACAGAACTGAACCTTTTCAAGGAGCTTCAGGTGCAACACACCCAGTTCTTGCAGAAGCAGTAACTCAGTTTCAAGCTCAAGCTTACAAAGAATTATTACCAAGTGATGGACCCGTTAGAACTCAAGTTATAGGGTTAAAAAATTCACAAACAGAACAACAAGCACAACGTGTTAAAGATTACATGAATTATTTAATCATGGACACGATGAAAGAATATGAATCTGAATTTGATTCTATGTTATTTCATTTACCACTTGCAGGTTCTACATTTAAAAAAGTTTACTACGACGTACCACTTGGAAGAGTGGTATCGAAGTTTGTACCAGCGGATGAATTAATTGTTCCGTACACAGCTACCTCATTAGACGATGCGGAAGCAGTTATTCATACCGTGAAAATTTCAGAGAACGAATTAAGAAAACAACAAGTCAATGGATTCTACAGTGATGTAGAGTTAGGTCCTCCAGGTACAGATACCAATGGAGAACTGTCTAAAAAAGAACGTGAACTAGAAGGAACTAAAAAGACAGGTAAGAACGAACCTGTTTATACTTTGTTAGAGTGTCATGTTAATTTAGATTTAGAAGGTTTTGAAGATGTTGGAGCAGATGGTGAACCAACAGGAATAAAATTAC